CAATCTTGTGCCTGTACTACCATTGAATACCGCAATTTCAACCGGACTTTCAACAACTCCATCAAAACTAAAACCTAATCTGCCGTCGGCTACATAAGCAACGCTACTTACTTGGAAGCCATGCCCGTCATTATTATAATCATGCCCAGGTTGGGTATACACAGTCATATCTAATGTATCAAAAATTGCTCCTGGCACCAGTTCCTCTGGAGCGTGGGAATTATAAACATCGATGAAATCAGCACCGTCGGCAATAACAGATTCTACATTTGTGTTTGGAGGCGCACCGTCATAAGCAGCAGCTGGCAATGTTCCAAAATAGCTATCGGTAAAGTTAGAAACATACTCAGCATCTAATATTTCTGGACTGTATGTTGGCAATCCTTCTGGGCCAAAATCAATATTATCCCACGGGTTTACATCAAAGTTACCAACATCAAACCCAGTGTTTTGATCAAATAATGGACCTTTAACTTGTACTCCAGGATAATCAATACCATCAATTAACAATGCTATATCTAACCCTGGATTGTTTACGTCTGCTACATATAATCCTGAGGTACGGTCTATCCCGCTAAGTGTGTCGGCTGCTACTAACTCATATAATGCTGGATCAAATTCGGATTCGCTTGCTGTACTACCGTCAGCATTAATAGCACGGTACACCTTATTATTATAACGTACCAATTGATTTTCGTTATATACTGTATTCGCTTCCCAATCTAAAACTTGCGATTCATATTCATACCGATCGTATCTTAGAACAGTCTTAATACTTCTGACTAATTCGTTTGACATGTACGCTGTAGCAGTTGCTCCTGTGCCATTTCCTCCAACAAGAGTTACTGTAGGAGTTTCTCTATATCCAATTCCGTCAACCGTTATTTGTATATCAATAACTTGTCCAACGGAGTTGATTAATGCGATTGCTTCGGCTGCCTGGTCGGCAGTACCGCTAATTACTACACGTGGCGCAACGGTGTAATTTGAACCACTATCTGTAACTACAATACTGTCTACATTAAGTTTATGGTTATTATACCATGTTGACCACGGACGTACTGCCCATACTGCGTCAGTATCCTGTCTGTTACTAACGTCGGTTTCTAACAACGCGATGCCGTCGTCTAATATCGGGCTTACAAATTTTTCATATGTTGAATCAAATGCTGCTGGACAATCGTAATCGTATACATTACCAGATATTGTGTCTAGACCTTCATACGATAACAAAAACTCTTTAACTTTAGTATGATATGGTTTAGATTCGTTGATATAATCTTCGACGAATGTTTGATTATCTTTTCTATAAACGTTATACTGTATAAGCTCGCGGACTCGATGTTTAACATCAATTAGTGATGTTTTATACAACCAATCAACTGCCCCGTGCTCTGCTAGAATGTAGTTAAACACACTGATTAATAATTGATTACGATGGTCTAGAAAATCGCCTACAAATATTTCTTCGTTAATTGCTCGAATAATCTGTCTTGTTTCGATAACAGGCTGTTGATCAAAATATTGAGCGTCAAATACTTCCGAATCGAATCCGTAACGTCCTGCTGAATAATTCCACAGTTCTTGTTTAAATTCAATTGTTCCGTCTTCGAGGCCTACACGGGTCCATTCTATATTATTACTCGAATAAACATAAAGTTCCCATTTACCATTACTGTTTAACCTAACCTTAGCTAATGTACCATCACTAACTGATAACGACAATAATTCACTATAAGTATCGACTGTTAATGATGGTTTTGATAAGTTGGTATACCCTGCTTCATACCAATCAATGTAGTTCCAATAGTTTGGTGTATTATAATTTTGTACTCTTATTAGTTGTAATGTTTTGTTGTTTTGTACTTCGTAAATTGTCCAGCGACCGTTGTTGTCGCTATCTACTCTAACAAGATACTTGTAACCAACATCTACTGTCAATAAATCTTGATAATTTAATTCTTCGAGATCATCAACTCTGGCGTCCCATGCGCCACTTGCTGCCACTGGTTCTTCTTCTTTACTGGCTAAAATATTAAACGTTCTTAATTCAGCCAATGGGTGGTCAGTTATTAAGCTGTTTGCTTTGTTTATATAAGATTTTAACGCAGCATAGCGATCACGGAATAGGCTCTTTCTTGGGCGGAAATCAATCCCATAACGGTCAGTTGGACTCAGTGTTACATCTGGTACTAGATTGCCAACTGTGTCCGCTCCACAGAAACTATCTTGTAATTTTCTATACAATCCTTCAGGTAAGAAGTCTCTAGAATAATTTTCTCTGATTAAATCATATTCAACAAAAATCTTATTGTCTGAGTATGATTGGTTATATTCTACGTGAAGAATGCTTTCATTATTATCGACAATATAATCAGCAGTATTGTATAAAGCGATTACATTTTTTCTAATAAGCGCAGCATACGGAATTCCTGATTGTTGTGGATATTCAATATACGAAGCAATCGTGCTTGGACTTAAAGTTTTTCCTGCGGTTTTATTTACAGTTGTATTATTTTTAACCCAGAAATAATACTTAGTAATTACAGTATTTGTTCGATCTACACCCGAAAGTGTTGAATAATTAGTTGTACTTCTAACGGTACCCGGTCCAGAATACTGTGATGGCGGTACTAAACTCTCAACCCACTCGTATACTTCAATGATGCTATCTGTAGCAAAAGTACCCCAATTTTTAGCACTATATACGATATCGGACTGATTATAATTTATATAACGAGTGTTTGTAGTATCCCACCATAACTTACCAACATGAGCTGAGCTCCAAGTGATGTCTTTATTAACAGTTTGGTTATTATATCTAGCTGGGTCATTGGCTCCAGTGTAGTCTAAGTTTTGTTGTACTACTCCTAATAGTTTATTGTTAATCGGATCAATGAAATCTAAATAAGTGGTTAATTGCGAGTCTGCTGAATTATAAAGATATATAGAGCCGATTAAATCCGTGTCAACAGAATCAGGCTGTTGTTGAATTATTTTCCAGGCCTGCTCACGTGTTGGGTTTTCGTAAATAACAATCTCGCCAACATTTTTGGTGTTTGCGTCAGCGCCTGGGCTAGTAATAATTAATAAGTTATCTGTAAAGTTTACACATTTTCCAAACTTGTCAAGTGGGTCAACTGTTGAATTAATTATTTGCTGTCCAAACACAAATTTGCCTGGAACAGCATAACTTGAACTTGGTAATAAATCAAAAGTATATACAGCCCCTGCTTCAACAACGCGATCAATTAGTTTAGTAGCATCGCTATCAAATTCCGTTTCGTCATTGTCAAATGTTGTTGGTAGATACGACGTTGCTTGCTCAGACCCAACAACTAGATTAGTTGCCGAATAATCAACATGAACGCTACTACCAAATCTACTATACTCTTCTGGTCGTGGACTTCTAATCACTTGTACATTTACAAATGGTTCCAACCCTAAATCATTGAACGCTGTTCCAATACCTGGCATAACAGTCATTTTACTTAAAGATGGAGCTTCCTGAGCATTAATTACACTAATTACTAGTTTATTATTAGCTGTTGTTGCGTGTACGTTCGGAATAATAGAGTTATTAATATCATCTACAACTTGGGATAATGTAGTATTTGTAAAAACTACATCAACATTATTAATACGAATACTATGTCCAACTGTTACAGTTGGGTTTTCGACGGTGCCTGTTATCAACCCAAACACTCGTGCGCCATTTAAGTAACGAGTTACGCTACCTGCTTCTGGTAATATGTGATGATCGCGAGGAGCACTTACATATAATGAACAATCTGTTCTACAAACACTAAGTTGAGATCCAAAGTACGCACCCTGGTTATTATTTAATAGTGTTAATGTTTGTACTAGATTGTAATTGTTAATATCAATATCAATTTTGTCGCCAACATTTAAATTAACTTCACTGGCAATTTCAACTGAATTTGTTACAGTATTAATAGAATAACTATATCCAATATTATTGATGTTAATCAGTTGTTTTGTTCCATTTATGTAAACGGAATTTTTATTTGATAAATTTCGCAATGCGGAATAATTTCTTGTTAATGAATCTTCAACTATGCGGCGTTCTACAACCCTTTCGTATATGAATGTTTTACCTGCGTTGTTTAAACCGTCAAATGATGCTTCTGGCGCAGCAATAATAACTTGTTGTCCATCGCTGGTAGTTGCTACTTTCTCGCCAAATCTATTAGACCCTAACAACGGACTTGATATTGTGTTTTTGAACATCCAATGATCAGTTGCTCTGAATGATACAGTATCACCATTTGCTGGAGCAGTGACAAATGTTACATATTGAGTTGCGGTATCAAATGTGTAATCATAATATGGACGTTGTAGTACACCGCCAACATACACACTAAACATTTCAATTGTTTGCGCTGTGTATAATGTCGATGGGTGTGTATAAACTGTTGTTGATCCATCGCCAGTGGTTTCTACTGCGCTCTTTCTTGTTACTTCAACAATTGATCCAACGTCAAGCGAACCAAAGATTTGTAAATTAGTGCCGGTTAACGCATATTCCGACGATGCTTGTATTACGTCGTCAACTGTAACAGTAATTTGTGTAGCGTTATTAACTTCTATCAATCCGTCAATATTGTAAATATCAATGCCACCGGTGCTAGTAAAAGTAGCTGTTTGATCTTGATATGTTATTCTTTCATATGCAAAAACTTTTTCTGCTGCTGGTGCGCCAACATAAATCCAATTTTCATTTTCGCTAACAACAACGTCAGATCCAAATTGATCTGCTCCTGAAATACTGATTCCATTTGGGGTAGTTAGGTATTGCCAGGATTGGAATAAATTCTGTGCTGGATTTCTATAAATTACTACAGCAAGACCTTGATTGCTAATGCTTTCATTTGCTCCAACCACTGCCCAATTAGTGGACATTGACGCAGAATTACCAAACCCAGCTGCTTTATTTGCCCCTTGCGTGATTAATGCCGAGAATACATATGTATTTTTATCTTTGTTGTAGCAGTAAATCGCGCCATCTGCCGATCCTGAGGCATAATCTGGAGCCCCTACTATAAGTCCAGAATCATTAAACCCTTGCGCCAAACTAGCACCAAAATTATAGTTTCCAGTTGCGCCTGGAGCGTACTGACGGGTAACTAAATCAAAAGGTGTTGTTTTTTCGTATACTTCCCATTTTCCGTCAATATTACCATTGACCCATACACGATCGCCAGCAAGAATATTATTATTATATTCTGTATCAGCAATATCGCTAGGTTGAGAAACCTTAGCTGTTAATAATTTAAATACAATCCCCGAGCCTGTAAGTTCAGACACATCTCCATCAAGTGATCCCGAAACTGTAATTGTTTTAACATCAAGAACATCGATTACTCTATGAGTGCCATTTATTTCTGAATTAAAATATTTGGCAATAATCAAATCATTTTTTACTAAGTTAGTAGTAGCGTCAAATTCTAATGTTAATGTGTTGTTAAGGTTGTCAATCACACTAATCAAGGTCGGATCAATAACACTACAACGATAAACATTCCAATTATATTTGTTTTCCTTAGCTACCCATACATAGGCTCCGTCACGAATTAAATTTAAATTATTGTTTATTTCTGTTAAATCATTAAGATCATATAGGCTAATGTCAATGTCGTCTTTGTTAACAAACCCAGCAGTCGGTAGTGTTGCGTCAGTAACTACTTTATTTAAAGTTGGGAAAATATTAATAGTAGAATTTTTAACACTTTGTTTGTAAATACTATTAATGTCTACAAATTGATCAGCATCAGATTCAGTTCCAAACGCATTAATTTCAATCACCGTTGGATTTGAACTTGTTGAATCCTTATCCAGCGCAACCTCAATGAATCGTTTGTTATCGCTAGCGCCATATGTAGCACGCCTAACTGCCCAATTTTCATAAATGTCGTATTCTGATGTTTCTTTATCAAATTCAACGCCTTTAAATAGATTTGCGTTCAGTACAGTGCCTTTGCCTTCGATTAGATCGCTATACACACTAACCTGACTTATATCGTCGAGGTTTAGACTTTCTAAATATCCTCTTGGTCTAAATCCAATAATACCTAATGCTAACAAGTCAACATCTGTCTCAAGATTAGCAACACTACTATTGTAGAACTTCGTAATTTGATCTGCTTTAGAGTTGATGTTTGGTAGTAAGCCTTTATTAACTAGCTGATAATCAATTTTAGTCCATTGGTCAAAATCAAATTGTTCTTCTGGTTGTATCTTTTTGGCTGCGGTCCAGTATGAATTTTTATACCTAACCATATCGCCTTTGTTATAAGCGTTATTTTGATTCCACTGCGGAACGTTATCTTGGTTTAAGATAAATCCTTGCGCATCAAGCTGTCCGTTCCATTCAAATGTTGTAAAGCCGTTTATTTTAATACGCTGTTGTCTTAGACCGGTAACTGGTTGATACATCAAGTCATTGAAGATACTAACATTATCTACTACCAGTAAATGTTCGTAACTGGTATTTCTTAATCGTAGATAACTTAACGACTTGTCTGCCAGTATTGTGATTTTAAAGTTGTTGTCTAGACGTGTAATAGCGTAATCTTTCTTCTGGAGAACCTGACGATTCTGATCTAACATTTGATCATTTACATCTAAGTCGTTGATATTATCAACCACACTAAATTCTCTATTGTATTGAAGTACATTAGCAGCAGCATTAAGATTAATTAGACTTCCAACTGTCCAATTCTGGTTGGCCCAGTAAACAAATTCTTGTGCCATACGGCCCCAATCAAGCACGTAATTGTTCTCTGTATCTTCAAACACAAACCCTGCGGTTTCTAAGAACTTACCATAACTTATTAAGAAATCAACAACACTATTAATGTTCTTAAATGTATACCCGTATGGTACCCTTACAACTCGATTAGTAAAACTGTTAGGAATACGAATAGTTGTGCTGCCCACAGTGGCTGTGGTGTAATCACCATTTGTTGTACTTTGTAATATGCGAAAGTATGCTTGAGTGCTGCTATTTCCATAAACAGCAAATCCGTCAACTGTTCGTTGAACCATTACGCTTGAATATTGTACGTCCCCAAATGGTTGATTTTTATATAATAATAAGCTATAACTTTCATCTGGAATCAATAGGCTTGTATTTGAGCTGTTTGGTGAACTTTTATCAGTGAATATTTTTAAGTAGTTCTTATCTGTAAATCCAGCCATACGATAACATAGTTTTACATCAACTGAGTTAATGCTATCAATCAATGATTGGCCAGACAGTATGCCTTTGCTTCTATTATATTCAATTATCCAATTAATATAACTATTTTTTGGTGTAGTGTCTGAATAAATTTCCGTATTTCTAAAATCTAATCTATAGCGGTTGTCGTAAACATATTCATTAACTAATGTATTATAGCGGTACCGATCCAGGTCTATGTTTAGAGCGAAGAATTCAGCAGGTTTAGTCAAAGCAAATAATTTTTGTACAACAAACGGCCAGACACTTGAACGACGCCAAGCTGATTCCACTGGTCCAACATCACCAACTACCCAACTTTTTACAAAGTCTGTTTCATTGTAACTAGAAACTAAGAACTCAAAGGGATTGCGTAACTTGCCTGAGCTGGTTACTGGAATAATATTGCTTAAACCTGGTCGAGCATATCGAGCATCATATGTTTCGTCATTTCGATTATAGCCGGCTTCCAGGTCGTCCCAGAGAATTTCGTTGCCAGATGTATATGGAGCTGGTCCGTAACGATCTTCCCACCAAGATGGTTTAATAGCAAATCCTAACATTTCCCATGGATGCGTATGAGGGCGGTCGGTATCATAATAATATTTGTAAATACCTCTCCAGTGTCCTTTTAAAGGAGTGCTGTCTAACGCACTACCTGTAGTACTATAATTCCATGTAAACGAGTTATTCGCTCTGTATTCTTGTGTTTTATAATCAATTTTATTCCATCCACACCAATCAAGCATTTCAGCTGACAGTAACTCAGTTATTTCTACATCCGTGTAATCGGTAGCACGGAATTTACCTGGAATAACATCAGCTAATTTCAACGGAATACTGTCATTTGACAAACTTTTTAGATTATTGTAAATTCTGCGTTCAAATTCAAGCAATACATAATCTCTAACATCATTGAACCCAATGGTAATACTACCGTCATGCCCTTGTATTACTGTTTGAGGGGTAACATACGTATCATCGACATATATCTTTGGTTCAAAACGAGCGTATGATCCAATTTTAGTTGGTGTAGGTGGAACAAAATTACCATATGTTGACGAGTATTCTCTGACTCTAATTGTATCGCCAACAGAAGGAGTAAACAGTAAGGTGAATCTTGGGCCGTCTGTTGCTACTGTATAATCAAGATCCTTAGTAAGAATTTCGTTATTATAATAAATTAATAATGCTGAACTATTAGATTTAGTAAAATCATATACATTAATGGTATTAAATGTATCTGTACTTATTGGATTAATTGTGTATACAGTTTCTTGATAATCGCCACCAAATGGCACCATGTCACTCCAATAGAAGGCTGTGTCTTTGGTTTTGCCGTGGTTAATACTAGCAAGAGCAGCATCAAGAATATCGTAATATTCCATGCCATAAGTGTCGTTATTTGCAATCCAGTCAATTATTTGATGCTTAAACTTTTCATATTGTTTTGCACTGTATTCCAACGACGCAAAAAAGTCATATTTCTTTTTACGCAAGAAATGTGCCATCGGCGCAACTGGAGCACTATGTTGTACAATAACATCACCATATTTCGCTACCGGTCCGAGTTCTTTTAAATTGTTTATTCCGTTAACTTCGCCAGTGAACTCGGTGACATTTTCAATCAATCTGTTATAGTGATTTCTAATAGTTCCTAACGTAAATGTGTTTGTATTTTCATTAAAAATATTGCTTTCTAGGTTGCTTGGTATTTCATAATACCCAACACCGCTGGCGGTATCACTAATAACCTTGATTTGTACTGTACTTCCTGTTGCTATTGTAGAATCAAAAGAAATTGTTGTTTTGCCATTGGTAACCGCTGCGGTATAATGAGATGGTAATACAAATTTATTATTAGCATATACTTTGATTGCTGGTATAAGCAGGTCAATCTTAGGTGCTATATCAATTACCAATGGGTCACCATTGTAAGTTAACGTAAATACTTGTCTTGACCAGTTGCGATCAGCACTGGCTGTCCAGCCAGTTTCTAACGTATAATTGGTTCTAGTAGAATATTGTCTTATAAACCCGGCGCTTACATTTTTGGTAACGCTGCTTCCGTCACTGACATAAATGAAATCATCAACATATAGGTTATTTTCAAAAACAATGTCACCTAAGTTATCAATATTAAGATATGTTAAAGGAAACTCTAAGACGTAATCATTAATGCCAGTTCCTCTTTTATATGAGAAAAGTTTAGTGCCAGCAAATGTGGTACTCGGATAAACAGAAATGTCACTATAACTATAACCATCTGAATCGAATACATCAAATAATGGTTCTTGATTAAGGCTAGTTTTTTGTTGCGCTTCGGCCCACGCAGAACCGGTATATCTATATACTTTTCCTTGTAGCGTAGCACCGTTAATACAAACTACCGTTTGATCTTCAAGCACAGCAGCGTCCGCTGCTGGAATTAAATTTATAATTTGTCCGTATTCAGTACTAGCATCATCTGGATCAACAATTTGTACTTCGTAAATCCGATTTCTAACTGTTAGATCATTATCAGCAGCAAAAATAATTCTAGATCCATTGATCAGTTCGTACCCATCAACATTGTATCTGGTACTGCCATGTACATTTGACAAAGCATCTGTTTGTGCTAGATCAATGATATCAATAGGACCTTTGCTTTCAGTTCCGTAATTATATAAACGTAGTCCTGAATCAAATTCGATAATTGGTCGTTTTGCTCTATTATTGTTATCTAACTCTGCTACTGTGTTATTGTATTCAGCGGTAGCGTTTAAAACATCAATATGGAACCACCGGTTACTCCTATTCCAAGCATTGTGATCAGTAGCAGAACGCTTAATTGTAATGTAATCTAACCCAGTTGGACTATTTAAATTAGCATCATACCCACTGGTGTCAAATGGGCTTAAATCATATTGCTCAGTATCTGTCCGAATGTAATCTTCAGGAGTTACTAAATCAGGAATATAAACTAATTCAATCGCTGCCCCTACCCCTTCAACGATATATTCTTGATCTTTATATGTGGTTGGGACAGTATCGCTAGCAAATCTAATTCTTAAGCCGTTGATAAATGTTACGCCATTGGGACTTGTATAATTTTGTTTACCTACAATATCTTCATCAACATTAATTGCTGGAGTGGTTTCTGAATCAATTAGTCGGATGATACCAAACTTTGCAGGATCATTGCCATCTTGATAATATAGTGTATCTTCTATTGCTGTTAATGCTGGTACTTCTTCAAAGAAACCTGAAGCATTCTTAAAGAATTTCTTGTTAGCGTTTTCTGTACCGTATCCAACTTTAAACACATCGTTAATTTCAATATCGCCAATATTAATTAATTCAATGTAAGCATCGTCATCTGTGCTACCGTCTGGGCGATAATATGTGATTCTAAACTTAGCATATCGTTGTGCTTTTGTATCTAAATAAGTTGTAGGATCAAACGACTGGTCATCATAACTGGATTGCGAATCGTCAAACTTTCCTTCGCGTTGCCAACCTAATTCGGCGCTGTCGCCTTCTTGTGTACTAACAAATACTAGCGTTCTATTTTCTAAATCTTTGATTCCATCAATGCCGCCAAATTGACTAATATGTTTTCCGTTAATATTGTCAAAACGTTCTGTAGTTACAAAGTCAATAATACCAATATCGTTTAATCCGTAATAAAAACTTTGTGCAGTGTTTGTTGGCACGTTAAATGTTATAGTACCAACATCATCACCATTGTTAACAACACCAAGTACATTTCTACTGCTTAGATTTGGTGAGTAATCAATTGTACCTGATACTCCTGGCTGTGTTTGGATCCAGAAAGGATTTCCTAGTTGGTTAACATTAAACGTATAACTTCCACCTCTTACTAATGTAATACTTGGATTATCGCCAGCTACTCCACTTAGTTCGTAATAATCACCACTACGATCTACATTAAAAGAATCAACGGTAGCAACTGTGCCTGATTGTACATCAACTGCTGTTGGTGATGCCGGCACCCAATAATACTGGCTGTAGTTAATAAACTTATCAAAATCAATATGCGGATCCCAACTATATGTTTCGCTGGCAAATAAGCGATCAGCACGAGTTACATTAGCACCTTCGACAGCTAATCCGTCGACCATACCTACGTATGTAATAGCATCTTCTGTTTTATTATCGCTGTTATTGAATACAACGCCTGGCTCAAATTGATAATTTGCTCTCGATAGTGTTGGTTCTATTAGATAACCGTCGGTATAATTGGTACCTGGCCCAAATCTACGGCCAATATATCCTTCGGTACGTTTTAGTTTTGGTGCTTGTATTAATTGATCAAGTGTCGCGCTGAAAAATTCACGGTTAATGTCAGTTTTAAAAATTTCTGGTAAAAAATCTATTGAACGAATACGTGCCATTTATTGTTATACCCCGTTAGAAAGTCTTAGTTGGCTTGCGGTTAGCGAGTCGATTACTTGTACATCGTTAACTGTTGCGGCACTAACGAAAATTTCGTTAGGTGCTGATTTAATTTCATATAAGTCACCAAAGTTCTTTGATGTATCCTTTGGAAGGATCACAACAGATCCTAAGATACTACCAAGTTGTTCATGAATGTAAGCTGATAGCTCTGAGAAGTAGAAAGTATCACCAAAATCCCAATTATCAATGTCAAAATAATTATTAATAGCTTCAATTACACGACTTTTAATCTCGCTGGTACTTACTACACTATTTTGTAACTTAACTACTTTAATATAAGCTCTTAATGAGCTGTCGGCTTTGTCGCCAAACAATGGCTTAAACTTAACACTATTAAAAATAATATTATCGCTGATCATTTTATAATCATTGAGTGTTTCATATAGCTCAGATAATTCATCAGTTGTAGGTTGATCCGGTTCTGTGATGCTACCAGTGGTATCTTGAACATAGCGTCTGTATGACTCATAATACGTTGAAGTCGCAACAAACAGATCAACAATATTTGTTGACCCTGGGTTGATACGGCGTGTTTCAGGACTGTTATGTTTATATTGGAACTGTAGACCACCACGACCAGTATGTGTTCTATAGTCAGTAACAGCACTTACTGTTCTAACATTACTTGCGCTAACTGATAATACATAAAAAGCGTCTTCTGTTGAAGCATAAAACACCTGTCCATCTGGATACTCGTCTTTGACAAGATTAATATCGCTTAGTGAACCATAATTTGAATTAATAACTCCTACCGCTAACGGAAGATATCTTTCAAGATTATCAAAATCAACGGTTCTTTGAAAGAAAACCAACTTTGATGTAGGATTCGTAGTTGGATTAACTATAGCATTAAAAAAGTCTGGATCGTCAGGAACATTATCATTATCTGAATCTGCCCAACTAACTTCTACATTAAAATCATTTACAAATCCATCGGTTTCAACAGTTTGTCCTATAATATCAAGCGCAACATCTCCAATTAACGGAGAATTACTATCGGCTTGACTATTTGTTTTTAATACTTTGACAAAATCGTTAACTGTGCGGCCTGTTTTTGGATCGTAAATTGCTCTATTGCCATCATAAAAGAATCGAGTTTCTTGTACGCTTGAAAAATAATAAGATAACCCTCTAACAGTTACAGTATATACTGATCCATCGTTGACAAATTTAACCAGCCAACTAGCATCTAAATTAGTGTTTGAAGTATCTCCGGCATAAGCGAACGAAAAATCACTGTCGGCATCTAAATTGTTTGAACTAATAATATGCCATGTTCCGTTTTCGTTATCGAATCTTAATCCAAATGATCTATATAGCTCAATTTGTTCAAGCATACTTTGTTCTAAAGTAACAGGTAAATCAGAATTTAAAATCGGAATAACCTGATTAGCTATTGCTCCTGTTGGAACGTAATTATTAATAGTAACAGGACCGATACCGTTGACGTCGTTTCCTGCGCCAGCATTCGTTCCGTCATTGAGCAAACCTTGAATACTAGCCCAGATATAACTTCTTTCTTCTGGACCAGTTGGTGTTCCTGTTTGTAATCTGTTATCTTTATCAAAATACTGTCCTGCTGGAGCAGTAAATTTAACCAAACACCCAGATACTAAATGTTGTCTGGCATCGCCTAACCCGGCACCAATGGAAACAGTTGCTCCAATATCGTTTTTAAAGTACCCGGTAGTTTCGTTAACTAGTGTTGTACTGCGTTCCCAATACATTCCTAGGCTTAATAAGCTGTAACGTGTAAATTTATTGTAGTAAAAATGTAATATGCTTCTGTCAGCTAACAAAGGTTCTAATTGATTTCTAATGGCGCTTTCGATATCATTACTATCAACAAAAGTAAAATTAAAATTTCTTTCTTTTATTTCTTCATATAAAATACCATCACTGGCAAACGAATTAACACTTGAATATTTTCCAGTTGGATCTACTAGATCAATATATCTACTGGTTCCAATATTGGTGCGATTAACTGCTTTACTTTTAATGATACTGGTAAATTGGCTGTATGGGAAATTATTATAATCTTCGCCATTGACCATTCTATTCTGTGTGTAAAAGCGAGCTGGTGCGCGGCGTTTGATGTCTGCTAGCGTTTCTCTAGCACGACTGTTGCTTACATTTTCTTGCAATCCTAATGTGAATATAAGATTTTCAATGCGGCCTTTGCGACTTACATAAGAGACAGTAACGTCGACACTTTGAATTTCGTTTGGGTTAATTATATATTCCAGACCATTTGAGCTGCGAACATACACACGGAATGTGCCCACTGGAATTTCAGAAAACACTCCGTCACCAAAATTTAATGTAATTTGATCTAATGATCTGCTGGATACACTAAACAACTTTCTGTTTGCCCCAACCTCTTGAACTCGGCTACTTCCGTAGATATTACTAACTTCTGTCCATACTTCTTCGATATCGCCAGTTGTAGAATTGACTTTGTATAACCAAATATCGGTACTATTAATTCCGTCGATATTAATATCAACAGTTCTATTAGAAATCTTTTCGTTTAGATTAAAGTCTCTTGATTGTAACGCACCTTGTTTAAAACTAAAAAAGTAGCCGGTGTTAGTACTTCCAAACCCTAACCCATCATCTCTATATAATAGATTCAAGTCACCATTGATCTTTGGTGCTGGCTCGTATACATAAGTCTTATTAACACTGGTTGCGCTTATTACTTCAAACGACATTGGAATTCCATCAACAGTCGCGTTAAATGGAATGGCTGGAACAACCCCAGATGCTAAATTAATGGTATATTCACTGGTATTGATATCTAGAATGGATGCTTTGTTTCCAGGATTTCCTACGGTCTGACTATTAACCAGCGCAGCATTAATGATAGCTTTAAATTGTTCTTGCCAGTCTGGATTAGTACGATCGTTCCATTTGATAGTTACATTTGAAAGATTATTTCTATTGTAATCAAGAACTCCTTCGGTTGTTCTAACAGCAGTTACTTTTAAATAACCTTTAGCAGTTTGGTTACGTTTTGGTGTGTATCCAATTAATTTTGATAGATTAACTACGGAATCACGACGTTCTGCTGTATCTAAAAAGTTTTCGCGGCTATTTAAGTCTACACGAAATGACAATGACTGGCCCATAAAAGCCATTAGGTCAAGCAATGCTACAAATTCACTAGATTCAACAAAGTCGTTAAAACTTTCTGGATAATATTGGCGCAGATAATCTACGAATGTTTTACGTAATGTTTCAAAGTTGTAACTTTGAAAGTCTGCTTCTCTATAAGTTTGATAGATTCGTTTCCAATCTTCAATACCAAAAATAGTAGTCTGACGTGAAGTTGTAGCCATGTTATAATACTCTTACTTTATAATCGTATTATTTATGGAAGTTATAAACGGCGTAGTTTATACAATATTTACTGTGTTGGTTTCTTCGTTAAATTCTACCCAGACCGTTTCAGGATTTCTATTTGGATTAATAGTTACATTTAATTCTAGTACGACTGTGTGTTCATCAGTTGTTACTACCACATCATTTAACGTAAGACGTAAATCATATCGTGTAACACGTTCTAGCTCTTTAGTTATTTTTCTAATTAAATCTGGAGTTCTGGCTTCAAAGATAAAGTTCCAAATACGGGTACCTACATCAGGCTTACCTGGTAGTTCTCCTTCTCTAATAGACAACAGATTAAGAAGATTACGTTTAACTAACTCGTTGTCAGTTACTGTAAACTTTTTATATCTGTCGATTGTACTAAATCCTTTAAAGCGTGCCATAATTTTTATACCAATGTTAGACCATTACTATTATTTACTGTTTTACAGGTCCAAGTTCCGCCGGCGTCTTCGCATTCTGCTTTTGTTGGTCCAATAAGTGTTGGATCAGAACACGAACATACTTCAATTGAACCTGTTGTTCCAGAAAAAGAATCTTTTAAATTACTTAATGACGGTAGTTGGAAATTAGTAGCACTTACAATACCTGTATAGTTAGGAGCTGCTACTTTACTGTTTCCAATTAAACTGTTCACTACAGTATCAATGCCGTCTCTTTTAACGGTTTGTGTTACCGCTGGTGGTGTTACTGTTGTTGGCCCACCACCACCGCCAAATAATCCACCTAATCCGCCAAGGAGGCCACCAAGCGCACCACCGAGAGCCCCTAACGCACCTCCTAGCACACTGCTTAATGCATCTGAAACACCACCGATTAAATTACCAGCAACATCACTAACAGCACTAATACCACCAATGCTTCCTGCTATTTCACTTAAACTACCACTTAATGTTCCAGACACGTTTCCTAATAGATCACCAGTTCCAGATGTAAACATACTTGTTAGTTTAGTATCAACAAAATCCACAGAAAAGCCGGCGCCACGTGCGACTGTATCTAAACTTAGAGAATTTACTGCGCTTAATCCCTCGCCTAATACATTTCCAGCGGCTGACCCTCCAGGAACAGTTCCTAACCAATCAGCAGTGGTACCAACTCCAAAATCAGAAGCTACGCTTGTAATACTCGCAACTACGTTTGGCGATTCAAATCCTGAAATAATGTTTGATGATTTAAGATCAGCTAAGCTATTTCCCATTATTTCTGTGGACATTGTTGTTTGGACCGCGCTATTGCCGAGAACATCGTTAACAGAATTAATAGCATCTTTTCCGGTCCAAACACTAGAACTGTTTAGTACATTAGAAATTTGTCCTGGGTCATCCAAAAATCTATCTACTGTTCCAGCCTTTAAAAAGCCAGCATTTTCAAGTGCGCTAGGAGTTAAATTATATTTTCCAACTCCACCAGTAAGTAAATTATTTGGAGCGTTAATTCTACTAGTCATTTCGTCGATTGAAAGACTGTTAGAACTAGCTACTGTTTTGGCTTTTTGCGCAAGTACTGTACCAAGCTGGTCGGTGCTCATTGAACCAACAGTCGATGTTACTCGATCTTGTATCGCTAAATCGTTGACATTAACTCCTAAGATAGCCATTACTCTTTTTTCACTCCTATGTTAGAAATTGAATTAAGTTTGTTGGTCACTGATTCGCTCGCTTCTGCAGTTCCACCAGTTTCATATTCTACTTGTACAATAACACCTTTATTATGATGTATGTAAGGCTCGTGAGTTGGAGCTCTCGAAACAATACTTTCAAGTTCGCCTTCGGTGCTTTCCCACCCAGCATCACCGTGCTTGGTATCTGGCAATTTCGTTCGTGTTCCATATACAGGAGGGCTATTAGGAATGCTTGGACCAGTGTTTAATAACACAAATGATCCATTGACTAGAGTTGGTCCTGTTGAATCCAAACTTGTTGACACAGTACCCGACAAAGCTAACGTGCCATCAGCTTTAACACTGATTCCTTTTGTGCTATACATGTTAATACTTTTTTCACCGATTAAACTTAACACTTCTTCGCCTTCAACAAATGTTGCTTTTTTACCGTGTAAACTAGCCGCAACACCGCCGTATAAATTTAGATTCTGATCGGCGTGAATATTTACATCGCCTTGCGAACGTAGGTTAATAGAATTAGCAGCATACATATCAATTGTGCCTTCTTTTCCTAATTCAACCCAAGACTGCCCATTGGCATGTATAATATGAATACAATTTCCATCATCGCTCAGAAGGATTTGATGGCCTTTGCCTGTTCTGATTCTAATTAAATTATCATTGCCGGTTAAATCTCCGTCATCTAAAATCAACGAATGTCCACCACGTCTTCCAATAACTTTGAAATCGTCTTTGGTAACATCTGTGTTTAAACTTTGTTTAATGTTATATTCGGTGGCACCACTTTCATAAATTGGTCTGCCTGGTGTATTGACTCCAAATGTAGCACTTGGCGATTCTCTGTATGCCGACGAGCCAATTGGCCCACGCTGAGGATCTTTAATTAGTCCTTGTTGGTACATAACTGCCGCAACATAACTGTGTACCGGGCGTGGCTGGTCAAAACTACGATCATTTTCTCTAATAGATGTATCTTGATTGTTAATTTCTGCGACCGGTAATCTAGACGCACCAGAGTAGCGTTTAGATTCTTCGTCGTTGTTAAATTCAAACTTAGAGCTGGCTCCAATACCTGGAACCATATGCATTAAGTCTGGGTCAGGAATACTGCCAACATAATATCCTTGGTTAGCATCACCTGCTACAAAAAAGCAAAGAACTTTAGTACCAATATCTGGAATTGTAAACCACATGCCATAACTGTGTGGATTTCCAACATATTGTCCTGTACCTTCACTATTGCCCGAAGGCATTGTACTACCAAAGAAAGGACTTAGATAACGAACCGTGCGCCAGGTGCTGGAATCACTTTTATCATTGGACCCAAATTCTGGAATGTATACCTGAACACGTCCAATACGTGCCGGGTCATGATTTCCCATTACTTCGCCAACAAAAGGTCCTGACTCAGCCGGATACCCACCACGGTCAAGTTTGTAGTTTCCAGGACGTCCTCTATTTCTTGCTAAATTTTCAGCCATTTCTTACCTCTTACAACGGTTTGAATTTTGCCCATTTTCCTGTATCATTATCGTAATATTCTGTTTCTTCGTATTGTTTTAAGTCCGGGCGCCATGTGTATCTAACACGTGTTCCATAAAGAGCAACATAATCTTCATAAGGTTCGTATATACCTTGATCAATTGCTTTTATTTGTTTATCTAGCGCATTTTTACTACTGGCTCCAATTTCTTGTCCTTTATATGTAAAGTATTGCTGCCCTTCTTCGTCAGTATCAGTTAAAGTAACACCTTCTGGTAAACTTGACGTTGGTATTGTTTCAGGCTCTGTCCATCCTGTACCTGTATTAATCTTAGGCGGTAGTTGGAAATCAGTATTGGCTCGTTCAATTGGAATGTCAGCTTCAGTTGGCGGTATTGTTTGTGTTCCTTGAGAAGGTGTATACTCGGTATCATTGCTAGTTTTGGGTTGTGTACTAACATTAGCAACTTCTGGACTAGGATCTTGTGCGATTGGTTGATCTGCTAGGAATCGAACATCGTCTTCACCAACATAATATTCAGCGGCGGCGGTTTCATCGCCATCAAAAAAGTCAGCTAACTCGTCATCAATTTGTTGTACTCCAAGTTCTTCCGGGGTGTATGCCTTTCTAGGTGCGTTAATATCGCTTTCTGTAATTCTTCCACCACCGAGACCAGCTGATATATCTGATATTGTACTTTGACTTCCAGTGACATTAGCTGCTTCAATTTGTGATTTTCTTCTTGGGTTATAGAATACACCTTCGCGACCGTCAAGTGTTCCTTTGTAAGCAGCTTCTGTATCGTAGTATTGTAACAAAGTTCCTTTAAGAACTTGTTTAAACTCTCCACGTGACAATATAGTCTTGATTTCATTAGCTCTATAATTTAAACTTACAGTACCACTTCCATAATTTTCTATACTGGTTGTATCTTTTTGATCAATATCCATTAGTCCGTTTTGCGCATAGTCTGATGGCGTTTTATATCTAACGTTAAACACAACTTCGCTAGAATCATAGTTAATCGAGCCGTCTTTCATAAACGGCGAAACACCTACATCTCTGACAGAGACACTTGGACTATAAAATACTTCGCTTTGTGCCATCCAGTCTGGGTCACCTAAAATAGTTAACTCAATTTGCGCAGTATCGGCTGGACTGTATAATAAATCAGCAGCATACGCTACAGGTTCATTGCTTCGACTACCACTGGAACCAACGGCACTTTGATTTGAGCGTGGCATATAAAATTTATTGGCTACGTGTATTGTATTAGTTACTGGCAAATCTATTCCAACATTTGGCTCGGGCCCAAATTGCTGAAAATACAAATAATTAAAATCTTGCTTAAAGTCTAACACTTCAGTGTTTTTTCCTGTAAACCAGTAGTCATATTCTTTATGCGCACCTAAGAAAAGTGATGGCGGGAAATAACGACTCTGAACGTCGTTGACTCTGTATGTACTGATTAGATAGCGAATTTCATATGCGTAATTGTTAGTTTTATTATCGTAGTTTGTAGGTTTAACTTCAGATCTAATCTTATACCAAACAAATGCTTCGTTTTCACCAGTGGTAGATGATATTTGATTTTTCTTTTCGGGATTAATCTTTGCCTTTCCGGTTACTTCGTCAATTATAACATTCTGCTGTGAACTTAAATAGGTACTATTTTTTAATACAGTTTCAATAGCTTGTATAATACTAGTACCTGCCGGTATAGAATAGGATTTATTATCTTTGTCCACTACATTTTTGTTTCCGTCAAGTTGAGTTGATGGATTAGATGTGGCTGTTGGCATGGCCGTTTTTTCTTTGGTTACACTACCTGGCTTCCGGGTCAATGCGTCACTAATGCCTGATCCTGGCTCAAATTCAATTTTATATACACAGGGATAATCAATTATGCCTGAGTTTTGTAGTTTTATTTGTTCTTTGTTTAATGCTGCTGTTAATCCAGTGAACACAGTATTAGTAGCGGTCGTAGAAGCTGTTGCTTCGCCAGCGAGAACTTCTTTTACGGTACCGCCAGTGATTTCCATATTAAACGGAATACGCGAATGTGTGTCATTAAGTGGCCAAAAACTCTGGGGGCATACTGCTTCGCAATTATATTGAATTACATCATTTACGACGCTAAATGAAATCCCAGTAAACTTAAATGGTATGAATTTTTCTGTAACAGATTTTGTATCGCTTGTAGTTTCTTGTTTTCCAATGGTATTACCGTCAAGAATGTTTCCGTATTCATCATACCCATAAAATCTAACAACCATTAAAAACATAGCCGCAGCGTAATTAATGTTACTAGCAGAAGCTCCTTCACTGAGCATGTAGTCTTTGATTGATGCGTGTAATCTGTTTAAAAAACTTAATCCGTTTGGTTCAATAATTTTAAATTTTAAATCAAAAATGTTGTGTGCGGCTTGAGCACTAGTACCAGAAACAATGCCATTAAATTCAATATCGTCGATATAAAAATCTAAATTAAAGTGTGGGCTTCTACGGGCGCCATAATTTCCGGTGTTTTGTTGCGAATTTCCACTGGATGAATTTGCTCCAGCACTTTGTATCAAAAGAGTCATTCCGTTAACGCTCTTAAC